GAGTATCAAAAACAATATAAATCAAATAAAAATGAACACTTCTCCTCAGCTACTGAAATGAGGGAGTTTTTTGAAGATGGTATTGGTATTCTAAACTGGTTTAAGAAAAAACGTAGTGCTTATTTTAGTAAAAAAGGTACATATTTAGTTGGTTGTGAAATACCAATTGTAATTGCACCAAATAAAATGTATAATAACGTATTATATATGGGGTATCTTGATGTTGTCACATACCATGAAGCAACAGATACATTTAAGATAATTGACATTAAGACCAGTACTAGAGGTTGGAGAGACCAAGATAAAAAGAATGAAGATAAACAATTCCAATTATTATTATATAAACAATATTTTTCAGAACAATATAATATCCCCCTTGAAAAAATTGAAATTGAATTTTTTATCTTAAAAAGAAAAGTATTAGATTGGGATGATGAAAACTTAATGTCACCCCATCAAGCTTATAGAGTGCAAACATTTACTCCACCAAGTGGTAAAATTAAATTAGGTAGAGCAAAAAATGCTATTAATAGTTTTATAAACGAATGTTTTAACTCTAGTGGTCAAATAAAAGATGCAGATTACCCTAAATCACCCTCAAAATGGAATTGTAACTTCTGTCCTTACAAAGAAGATCAAGAACATTGTGGAGAAGGAATAATCTACTAATATAATTATATATGTATAATAAACGTTATTAAAAATCAATAATATGGCAAATAAAGAAAAAATGACATTAACTAGTGTCAAAGTTCAAGCAGATTTGTTTGAAAATTTTAAAATTGAATGTGTGAAACGAAAATTTAGTTTTCAAAAATTAGCAGATAGAGCTATCTACCTATATCTTACAGATGAAGATTTTAGAAGACAAATAACAAACCAATCAGACTTAAAATTATAAAAACCCAAATGAATAAAAGTTTTAAACATCTACCAAAAGATAAGCGAAAAAAAATTATGCTTATTTGTGATGACATTAGAGTACACTCTGGTGTTGCCACAGTTGCAAAAGAAATAGTTATAGCAACTTCCCACCATTTTAATTGGGTAAACGTAGCAGGAGCAATCCAACACCCAGAAAAGGGGAAAAGATTGGATATAAGTGCTGATACTTCTAAACATGCTGGTATTGAAGACGCTTCTACGTTTTTATATTGCGTTGATGGGTATGGTACTTCACAAGAAATACAAAACATATTTAATCTGGAAAAACCAGATGCAATAATGTTATTTACTGATCCTAGATATTTTACCCATGTTTTTAACATGGAAGATCAATTAAGGAAACTAGCACCAATAGCTTATTTAAATATATGGGATGACTACCCAGCTCCTAGGTATAACCAGCCTTATTATGAGGCCTGTGATTTATTGATGGGAATTTCAAAACAAACGGTTCAAATTAATAAATTAGTCCTAGAAGACGTAGATACAAGTAAAAAGGTATTTAGGTATGTTCCTCATGGTCTAGAGTCAACACATTATTTCCCAATTGCTAAAAATCATGAACAGTATGATGAAATGGTAAAATTTAGGAATGATAAGATAGGTTCTGAAAACGAGGTGGATTTTGTATTATTTTTCAATTCACGAAATATCCGTAGAAAATCAATACCAGATGCAATGGTAGCTTTTAGAGCATTCTTGGATTCATTACCATTAGAAAAGGCATTGAAATGTAGATTTATATTACACACTGAAATAGTTTCACCACATGGTACTGATTTATCTAAAGTAGCAGAATACCTTTTTGGGGAAACGTATGAAGAATGTATTATATTTTCTACCCAAAAATTAGATAGAAAAGGATTAAATTTCTTGTATAATATAGCAGATGCTCAAGTATTATTAACATCTAACGAAGGGTGGGGGTTAACAATTACAGAAGCAATTTTAGCAGGAACACCAATTATAGCTAACGCAACAGGTGGAATGCAAGACCAAATGAGATTTGAAGATGAAAATGGTAAATGGTTTGAACCATCTCCAGAAGTACCTTCTAATCATAGAGGTACATATAAAAAGCATGGTGAATGGGCATTCCCAGTTTATCCAACTTCAAGATCAATACAAGGTTCACCTCCAACCCCTTATATCTACGATGATAGATGTGCTTGGGAAGATGCAACTGAAAGATATAAAGAAATTTATAACTTAAGTCGTGAAGAACGTAAAGCTCGAGGTTTAAAAGGTAGAGAATGGGCTTTAAGTGAAGAAGCAGGTTTTACAGCAAAACATCAAGCAGAAAGAGTGATAGAAGCATTCGATTCTTTATTTAAAGTATGGGAACCTAGAGAAGATTATGAAATAGTTAATGCTACTGAACAGAAAGGAAAATATTTAAATCATAAATTAGTATACTAATGAATAAACCAAGTTTTGTAATAAGTTGCCCATTTGACACTTATAGTGGGTATGGAGCACGTTCTAGAGATATAGTTAAAGCTATTATAGAATCAGATAAATACGATGTTAAACTTTTACCTCAAAGATGGGGTGACACACCTACAAATTTCTGTACTGATCATAAAGAATGGAAATTTCTTTGGGAACATTCAATAAAAAATCTAGAATCAAAACCTGATGTTTGGATGCAAATCACGATACCAAATGAATTCCAAGCTGTAGGTAATTTCAATATAGGGTGTACAGCAGGTATTGAAAGTACAGGTTGTGATCCAACATGGATTAATGGTTTAAACCAAATGGATATGAATTGGGTTTCATCTGATCATAGTAAAAAAGTATTTGAAGAGTTTTATTTCGAACAGAAAAATCCTCAAACCCAACAAATAAATGTTATTAAATTACAAAAACCTATCCATACTATATTTGAAGGTGTAGATTTAGATGTCTATAAGTATTTAAAGCCAAGTGAAGTAACATTAGATTTAAATTCAATTAAAGAATCATTTTGTTATTTATTTGTAGGACATTGGATGCAAGGGGATTTTGGACATGATAGAAAGAATGTAGGAGCTACAATTAAATATTTCTTTGATGCCTTTAAAAACACTAAATCACCCCCAGCCCTAATCCTAAAAGCATCTACCGGGAGAAATAGCTACATGGGACGAGAAGCACTTTTAGATAAGATTAATGTAATTAAAAAACACTATAAGAAGAGTGAAAAATTACCAAATGTATATCTTCTAAATGGTAACCTTACAGACAAACAAATGAATGAACTGTATAACCACCCTAAAGTAAAAGCTATGGTTTCATTAACAAAAGGGGAGGGATATGGTAGACCTTTAGCAGAATTTTGTTTATCTAAAAAACCTATAATAGTATCAGGTTGGTCTGGACATATGGATTTTATAGACCCACAAAATTGTATAGTACTCCCAGGTAGATTAGAAAATGTTCATGCTTCAGCTGCTAATAAGTGGTTATTAAAAGAAACCCAATGGTTTCAAGTAGGTTCTAAAAATGCTATAGATGCCTTTAAAGATGTAAAGAATAAATATAAAAATTATATTGTTGGGGGTAAAAAACAAGGTTTTAAAATTAAATCCGAATTTGATTTTGAATCTATGAAAAAATTAGTAATTGAAAAACTAAATATAATCCCTGATTTACCACAACAAATTAAACTAAACTTACCAGGTTTACAAACACCAAAATTATAAAAATATGCAATACGACGAAATTATACAATGCCCTAAATCAGGTGGCGATCTATGTTACAAAGTAGAAGTAAGTAAAGATATTACCAATTTCTACAGTTTATCTTGCGGTTATTGGACCAATACTTTAATGAAACCTGATACTGAATTTTATAAGGAACAATTTGAACTACTCCCTGAAATTTATAAGGACTTAGCTTGGGTTGATGAAAAAACAGGATTAGTATGGTTACCAAACAGTGTTAATGTTGAAGGAGGTATGGTATTTGCTGAAGGTACTAGTAAAGATTCATGGAAATGGGCGGCTGTAAAATCTTCTGAATTGAGTGAGGAAGATCAAGTAAAATATAAAGCAAAAACAAAACCCGATATGACCACTATAACTCGTTTTAAAGAACGTGATTATATGGATGCTCTTTCATATATTGGAGTATTACCAGGATAAAATATGAAAATAAGTTATGCAATAACAGTATGTGATGAGTTTCTTGAAATACAAAGACTCCTCTCATT